CGTCGGGTCGAAAGCGATAAACACCGCCGCGGCGCCGGTGATGCTACTGACGGCGATCGCCGTGGCTGTCTGGTCCACGAGCTCGCCGAAGGTCACGCCGCCGTCGGCCGAGGCCTGAAAGCTCATGCCGGCCGTCGTCCAGGCCGCCGGCACGAAGATGCCGACGAGCGTCTTGGCGCCGAGGTTCACCTGGCCCGAGAGCGCCTGGCCGGCGGCGATCACGGCGGTTACGCCAAGATCGAGATCGGTAGCTTCCATCGGCCGGCCCCGCTGCTAGGTTTCGGAAGGCGCGATCGCCGGCTTATTGCCGGTTCATCGCCGCCTGGATGGTGTCGAGGTCGAGCGAGCCGACGCCGACGCCGCTCGCCTTGTAGACGGTGGCCATCGGTTGCAGGATCGCGTTGACGCCGACCCCCGCGAAGAAGAGCTGGCCGGGCTGGCTGACGATGGCGCCGTCGATGTAGAAGACGACGTTGGTCGGGTCCGTGGCGTCGATGGTGAAGACGTGGAAGACATCGACCGCCATCACGATGCCGGTCGGGAAGGACAGCGTATTGGTGCCGTCCTTCGACTGCATGTTGACGTTGCCGTTCGCCAGCGCCTGAAAGCGCAGGTAGCGGGCGGCATTGTCGGGGCCATCGATCCACACAGACGAGAGGCCGATCGTCATCTCGACGGCCGCGGCGCTGGGGATCACATGGAAGGCGGCGCGGCTCTCGAAGAAGAGGCCCTTCGTCACGTCCCAGTTGAGCTGGTCGTTGGCGTAGAGCGTCGCCTCCTGCTTCTCGGACGTGGCGTCGAGCGCGTTGCGCACCGTGCCGCCGGCGCTGTTCGCAACCACGGCGACCGTGGGCGTGCCGCCGGTCTGCTGGGTCTTCTTCACCCACGGATAGCCCACCGCCGGCGTTCCGCCGGCGGGGATCGCCGAATGGCCGGCGCCGATGAAATCCTCGTCGAGGATGCAGGGCTGGAACCGCGCGACCGTCTCGCTGGTGGCGCTGTCGGCAAAGCGCTGCAGGAAGCCGTTGCGGTCGTTGATCGACTTGATCTGCATGGGTGAGCTCCTTGCCGGGCGACGGGCGCGCCGGGATGTGCGATGAGGCTGGGGAGAGCGAGGGCGCCGACGATGCGGCGCCCTCAGCCGGTTAGACGGTCGCCGACGGCGGGACCTGCTGCTGGAAGCGCAGCGGCAGGAGCTCGATCAGCGCGCAGGTGATGTTGGCAGCGTTCGACGCACTCGTCTGAATGGCGATGTGGTCGAAGCCGTTGTTCACGTCCATCGATTCGGCCGGGTCGATCTCGAAGATCACCAGCTTGTTCTTGACCGCGGCGTCCGTCTGGAAGTTGACCGCGGCGGCGATTGCCGCGAGCGTGTCGCTCGACACCGTGTCGAGGTCGGTGACGATCGGCGCCGCGGCGCTGAGCGCCTTGGAGCCGGTGCCGGCATTATCCTGCGCCTGGAGCGGCGTCAGGGTGACCAGGGCGGCGTTGCCCTGGGTGATCATGCAGACGATGAACGCCTTGTGGGCATTGCGCAGCGAGAAATAGCCGCTGGTGCGGCCCGCGGCGTCGGCTTGGGGCGCGAGAGCGAGAACCGGGTGGCCCTGCTCCCAAAGGCGGAACTGACGTCCGATCATGGGTAAGATCCTCCAGGCGGCGGCGCGATCGGCGCCGCGGCCCAGCTAGAGAGGTGTGGCGGGGTTCAGCTCGAGCTCAGGCGAAGTCGCGTTAGCGGCTTGCCAGCGCGACGTACGGCGAGAGCTGCTTCGACCCCTTGAACGGCGTCAGAGGGGCGTTCCAGCCCGGCTGCCCGTCGACGCGATAGGTGACCCGGAAGGTCATCTCGTCGGTGAGGAAGCGGACATGGATCGAAGACATCATCTGCAGGCCGCCCTTGTCGGCGAGGACGTACTGGCTCAGATCCGCGAGCACGATGTCGCCGGCGGTGCCGAGGTCGTTGGCGTATTCGATCGGGATCACCGGCAGGCCGAGCAGCGTGGCTTGCGGGGTTCCGGTCGCGGAGCTGCCGAGCGTTCCGTTGGGCAGATAGACGGGCATGCCGCCGGTGCCGGCCGCCTGGTTCATCTGATAGAGCTGCGGCTTACAAGCCACATTGATGAACCACGCCGCATTCTTGAAGGAGCGGCTCCACATCTGCGCTTCCATCGCGACGATGTTCGGCCAAAGGATGGTCTTGCTCGCCTGGCCCTTCTCGGCCGAGACGGTGACGAGCGCCGGCGACTTCATGATGCCGGCGGGCTGGCCGGCGCCGGTGCCCTCGAAGACCGCATCCTCGGTCATGAAGATGATTTCTTCGCTGAACGCCTGGTTCGCGACGCCGGTCAGTGCGACGGAGTCGGCCAGGATCTCGTCGGTGACGGTCCAGGTCGAGAACAGCTTCTTGAGGTCGAGGGTGATGGTGCGGAATTTCGGCTTGGAAGCGGCGACGCTATCGCCCTCCGACGCCCAGAAGGACTGCACGCCGCCCCAACGGCTGCCGGTCGCGCGGCTGGTCTCGTCGACGGCGGGGATCTTGATGCTGTTCGCGCCCGACGAGATCGGCAGCTTGAAGACGCGCTTGATGAGCTCGCCCTCGTCGTAGACGCGCATCAGGATGTTGGCGATGAAGTCCGTCTGCACCAGGAAGCCGCCGGCCGACGGGTCGGTCTCGCCGGCGCCCGAGGGCGCGCGCACCAGGCGCGCATCGGTGCCGTTGCCGAGATAGTGGCGAGCGATCGAGGCCAGCTGCTCGCCGAGGCTCGAAAAGTGTTTCTCGGGATCGCGGATCTTGTTGAAGCGCTCGATGACGCCCGCCATCGCCGCCTTGTGCGTCAGGCCCTCGAGCCCGACGAAATTGAGCGCGCCGGGAGCCGCGCCGCCGCCGTTGGCGCGCTTGGCGAGAGCCGCCTGCGCCGCTTGTGCCTTCTCGGAGAGCGCGATCTTGCCCTCGAGCAAGGCAATCTCGTCTTCCTTCGCCTTGAAAGCATCCTTGTCGTCGACAAGCGTGCCCAGCTCGTCCACCGCCTTGCCCAATGCCTGGCGGAGCTCGTTCAATTTGCTGCTCATTCCAGCGCTCCAAATGAAAAAGGGCGCCGAAAGACGGCGCCCGTGGGGAAACCCTCGCCAGACGGGGGGAGGGGATTGGTTCGTCGCGGGCCGGTCAGCCCGCGCGGGTTAGTGGGAAGGCTCTATGCGGCCGGCTTGGCCGCGGCGGCGCGAGCGCGGATGGCGGCCGCCCGGGCCTCGCGGGCAGCCTTGTCGTCGGCGGGTTGCTCGGCCTCGGGTGCGTCCTCGGCCGTGGCGGCGTCGTGACGCTCGAGGACTGCCTTGATGCAGTCGGCAGCGGCCTTCTGGCAGCTCGCCGCCTGGGCGTGCGCGGCCATGGCCGTTTCGTGGAAGGTCGCGGCCTTGGTCTGGTTCTCGGCGGCGGTGCGCAGGTCCGCCTCGTTTGCGGCCGACAGCACGCGGCCGGCCTTGACGCTGCGGGCGACGCGCAGGAGGAGCGTGCCAACGCGCTTGGCGTCGGTGTCCTGCATCGGCGCATGCGTGGCGCACTGCGAGGCGTCCTTCATCCCGCATTCCGCCTCGGCGCCCATGCCGCAATCGCCGAGCATCACGGCGCCGCCGGCGGCCGGATCGTCCTCGGGATCCTTGGCTGTGGCAGCCGCCGCACGCTTGGCGCCGAGATATTTCAGCTGCGTCGCGCGCGGCGTCTTGGCCGCTTTGAAGGCCGCCTCGAGCACCGCGCGCGGCACGGCGATCGAGCCGACGCCATCGAGCGTCCGTTCGAGCCATTCCAGCAGCGGGCCCGTGTTGATGCCCTTGGCGCGCGCCTCGACCAGCGCGTTGGCGTTGCAGGGCACCGGCACGACGGAGATCTCCAGCAGTTCCTGCTGCTTGAAGTCGATGCCCCACTCGCGGCCGTCCTCGTCGGACCACTCATAGTCCTTCGGCACGAAGCCGACGCTGACCGCGTTGATATAACCGCCTTGCGTCAGCTTGAAGATCGTGTCGGCGAAGGCATAGGTCTCGGCGTCGACGAAGGCGATGTCGCCCATGAGGCGCGTGCCTTCCTCGACGATGATGTTCGACGCGCGGCCGATCGGCGGCGAATAACTGTCGTGCGCCCATAGGGCGACGGGGTTCTTGTTGAAACCGGTGAGGTCCCAGCCTTGCGGGTTGATCGTGTCGCCGGCGCGATCGACAGAGCCGTCGCTGAAGCAAAAGCGCAGCGTGCGCGCCTGCCCTTCCACCGCCTTGGGCTGGGTGGCCGAAAATCGCACCACAGTCGCGCTCTTGGGCGGCTTCTTGGCGCGCGCCGCGGCGCGGAATTCGTCGACCGTGATCAGCGTGCGTTCGGGCATTTGGCTTGCTCCGCTTTTGTCGCGACGATTGGGGGTCTTTATTCGTGCTCGATCAGGTCGATCAGCTCGATGACCGCCGCGGCCAGGGCGTGGACGTCCAGGCGCCGGCTGGCGCTCGCGACGTTGCCGCGGATACGCACCAGGCTGTGATGGAAGGCATTGCGGCGCAGCTCGTGCGGCAGCGGATCCCGCGCGACTTCGGCAGCGCCCTCAACGTCCCGGCCGGGATCCGCGGCGGGATCGCCGGTGGCCTCGTCGCGCTTGTCCGCGCTCGTCTCCGCACCGGCTTCGGGCTTCTTGTCAGTCTGCGTCTCGGCCGCCGCTGCGGCGTCCAGCTTGTCTTTGGCCATGGAAAATTCCTTTTAGGTTGATGGCGCCGAGTCGTCCGGCTCCGGTACCGCAGCAGGATCGCCGTCGCCGCCGGCGGCGGGCTCTCCGGACAGTTCGCTGCCCGGCCCCTTGCCCGGCGCCGCCGGCGTGAAGCCGATCGGCGCGACGTTGGTGGACTGGTAAAGGGTGTCACCGCCCTCGACCGGCGGCAGGCCTTCGCCGGCGCGCGCCTCATTGGGCGTGTAGATCATGCCGATGACGCCGACGCGCTTCGCGTTGAGGCGCGTCGCGATATCGGCCTTGAGGAAATGCGAATAGTCGAATTCGAGAAAGAGATCGTCGGCGAGGTCGATATCGAAGGTCCGCGCCAGCTTCGACGTCCAGCGCTCGCAATAGCCGCTGAGGACGTTGTTGAGATATTCCTGGTCCTGCTGCACCAGCGTGGTGCCGGTGGTGCGCGCGACGATGCCGAGCTTGTGCGGCGGCACGCGAAACATGCGCGCGATCTCCTCGAGCTGGAACTGACGGCCCGCCATGAACTCGGAATCGACCGAGGTCATCGCCATCTGTTTCCATTCGAGCCCTTGCTCGAGCACGGCGGTCTTGCCGGTGTTGCGCACGCCGCCGTAATTCTTCTGCCACTGCTCCTTGAGGCGATCGATGACGTCGGGCGCCAGCTTTTGCGTGGTCTGCAGCACGCCGGCCGGTCGGGCG